TTGATAACCAATATTATATAAACCTCTTGATTTCTTATGAACGCCCAGTATAATAGTTTTTTGTAATAAATCAATATTTTCTCCGGAGAAAAAGGCTTTAGATAAAATAGATGGTTCAAAGTATCCAACCAAAGCATTTTTATAATCTGTAGATTTTTCCACTGCCTGTGTTTCATATAATAAAAATCTATCTACATCATTATGACCATTTATATTTACACGACCGTTATTCATATATGTTAGTAAAAGAAAAAATAATATTATATTTATTTATAAATGGGTTTTAATAAAACAGTTTTGACTGTAGCAACAGTAGTTTTCGTAGTTATGTTAACAGTGACTGCATTATTGATTAAAAATAGTTATAGGAATAAAATGTTTCCACCCGAAATTCCTAAATGCCCAGATTTTTGGGAAGTCATGGATGATGGCTCTTGTAAATATATTGGTAAAAATGGGAACCCGGATTTAACTAAGGGAACTATTTTATCAACATTTGCAAATAAGAAAGACAATCGACTAACTAGAAAACAAATGTGTAATTGGGCAAAAGATAATGTCGAATTATGGGAAGGTATTTGGGACGGTGAAAAATGCGTAACAAAAAAGAAAACATAATTTTTATTTTTAACAAATTTAAATATAAAAATATAATAAGTTAGTAGTTATGGATTTATTAAAGAATCTTACATGTTTGCCTATAGAGATAGTAGAGCATGAAATATTAAGTTATTTGAATGGGAAACAATTATTATTCACAAATAAAAAAATTTACGAAAAATACATGGCAAATCTAAGATTCAATGATACTGAGTTTTCATATAAAAATACAGGTATAGGTTTGGATGGTTATATAAAGAAAATTGTATTTAATAGATATGATTATATATTTTCACTTCTTATAAAAGAAAAATACAATCTTTGGATTAAAAAAAGAAGATTCTATTATAAGGGTTATAAATATAATCATTATATTGACTGGTTGGAGCAGTTATGCTATGATTTAAATTCAACCGTTTGCAGAAATACAATATTGAATTATGAAAGAAAAAATAATAAGGTACGTAAAAAAAAATATAAAAAAATGAAAACAATTAATAATAAATGGAGCAATTAAACCTTAATTTAATATTAAATAGAATAGATAGTGAAAAGATATTTATGGAATCATTGAATAATTTTGAGATGAATAAGCAAGATAAATTAATAAAAAGAGGTATTTATATTTATGGTTCTCCCGGCTCAGGAAAAAGTTGTTTTGTTAAAAATATGTTAAAAAAAATGAACTATGACACAGTTTTATACGATGCGGGTGATATAAGAAATAAATCAATAATAGATATGATAACAAAACACAATATGTCTGATATAAATGTATTAAGTATGTTGAAAAAGAAGAAGAAGCCTATATCTATAGTTATGGATGAAATAGACGGTATGAATAATGGAGATAAAGGTGGGATAAACTCTCTCATAAAATTAATTCGACCTAAAAAAACGAATAAGCAAAAAAAAGAACAAATGACGATGCTTCCTATTATATGTATTGGCAATTATCATATTGATAAAAAAATTAAAGAAATTATGAAAATATGTACATCTATTGAAATAAAAAAACCAACAGATACACAAATTGGAAATATTATAAATATTTTAATGCCAAATATAAATAACATTGTTAAAAAAAGTTTAATAGATTATATTGAAGGAGACTTGAGAAAATTAAATTCGTCTTATGAAATTTATCGAAATCATAATCAAATATTACAAACTCATTTATTTCATAATATTTTCAAGAAGAAGAATTTTAATGAAGATACAAAAGATATAACTAAGAGATTAATTAAAAATTATTACCCGATGTCTGAACATTTTCTTTTAATGAATGAAACCGATAGAACAAGTGTTGGTTTGTTATTCCACGAAAATTTGATAGATTATTTATCAAACATTAAAAACAAAAATAATATTGAAGATTATTTAAAACTTTTGGAAAATTTTGTATTTTCTGATTATATTGATAGAATAACATTTCAAAAACAAATTTGGATTTTTAATGAAATGACGTCATTATTGAAGACTTTCTACAACAACTATTTGTTTCATAAAGAGGTTTCAAATAAAAAAAAAGTAATTGGTGAAATAAGATTTACAAAGGTTTTAACAAAATATTCGACTGAGTATAATAATATAACATTTATACAATCATTGTGTAATAAATTAAGTATGGATAAAAAAGACCTATTTTCTTATTTTCTGTTTTTAAAAAAAAAATATAATTCGCAAGATGATATTTATGAGATATTAACAAATAATAACTATGAAATAACAAAACTCGAAGTTGCACGATTATATAGATTTCTAGATAAGTATTATGAAGAATATGTTCCGGAATAAATTTATTAGAATAATTTATAAATTTATTCAATGAATATTGGGTTGTTTATTTGTGTTTTGCTACAAATTTCTTAAATCCTTCGACATTTCTTTCACCATTGTAAGTATCAACTACATTACCATTGGAAATCATGAGTAAGGAAGGGAATCCAGAAACTCCGAATTTTTTAGCTTCCTTTTTGTTTGCCCCAGCTTCCATAACTTTTGTTCTAATACCTGTGTTGTTTTGTTTTTCAAATTTAGCCCATTCTGGCTCCATTTTTACACAGTGTGGGCAACCATTCATTTTAAAGAAAACAAATGTTTTATCAGAGTTTACTAAACCTTCTAAATAACTGTTGCTTCCCTTGATCCATCGCATTTGTTTAAAAAAGTAATATAAGATATATAAACCAACTGCTACCAAGATGACGCGGACAATAGGGTTCTGTTTTTTAAGTGCTTTCATTGCTTTATTCAATTGTTTTGAAGCTTTTTTCATTATACATACATGCAATATTTTATTTTATAGATTAAAAATTTTTATATAGCAGCATAAAATTTCAATAACTCTTTATTTTTAATAAATGTCGATGGTTTTAAGTTAGTAGGCTTTACGTAATTTGGGTTTGGTTTTACTAATAATCTTCTTTTATCAAATGTATTATATTGATGCGCGAAACATAAAATAGCTTTTTTTGGATCTAGTTGTACTAAAGGGACAGTATAATTTTTTAGAAATTTCTTTTCCTCGGCCATTTCAGCTTCATCATCATATCTAGTTTCTAAAAGTAATTCTCTTTTAAAAGCAAATGTCCCTGCTGTGGCATGCATTGCACCATATGGTCCAAACTGAAAAATCTTATCTAAATCATTAAAGTAAATATAACATACACTACTACCCGCAGCTAATGCTCTAGGTTGACTTCGTAGTCTATTAACGGCATGATTCACTCTTTCCGGAGGATAATAGTCATCGTCGTCCATGTAAACTAATATTTCCCCTTTACTTTTTTCGTGCATTAAATTTCTTTTTCTACCCAATTTTATCTTAGTTTCATAGCGAAAGTATTTAACACCTTCAACATCTTTAAACAAATCCTCAACCGAATCTTCACCATCATCTATAACAATCCATTCCATTAACTCTTTTGGGTATGTTTGAGCTTTAAAACAGCGTATTAAATTTGGTATAAAAATTCTTCTATTGTATGTTGGTGTACAAACACTTACGAAAGGTTTCCCATTTGGTGATACTTTTTTTTCTCTCTTCTTCTTTTTCCCCATTGTAAAAAATATAAAAAATTTATGTTTATATTATTTTTTAAGTAGAATTAATACTTTGTGATTCTTTTGCACTATCTTGTTGTCTTTTTTCTTCTGCGACTGTAGAGTCAGATTTCGTAGCATTAAATTTCTTTCTAACTTTATCGCCAACGAATGAAGAAATTTTACCTAGTCGCGTACTTTTAGGATCGTAATCCGGATTTAAGCATTTTTTCGGTTTGTTTTTATCATCACCTTCTTCGCTTAAATCTGGGGCGCCACAATCGCCACAGTCTCTAGATTTGGGTACTTTATCACTTAGATTTTTAAAGTATTTTTGTTGTTTCATTAATAACATTAAAATTAAAGCACCACTAATAACACCCATCATCATATCTTGGTTATCCGGTTGTATAAAGCTTAGTAAACCTTCGCTTTTATTCACACCCATGTCTCCAGCAGAAGGAGTCATCAAATAATGTCTGAAATTATTCAACCATAATGACGCGGCTAATATTGCCCAAATAAATTTATAATCCCAAATAACATTCGCCCATGTTTTTTTAACCGTTTTAAGACCATCTGCTTCTGTTTCCTGTGCTCCCACCATAATTTTTAAAAACCATAGCATATGTAATACAAAAATAACTGCACCAAATATCATTCCCGAAAAACCATACACTAAAAACCACCATATATATAATAGTACACGAAGGGCTTTTCCCCCACCGCTTCCAGCTGGTTTTCTTATATCTGCACTTTGTCTAATATTCCAAATAAAAGCCCTCATAGGTGCCATAACAGTTGAAATAAATAAAACTGCTACAAATAATAAAGGCATAATCAAAAATAAAAAGAATGGTATGCATAAAAATACTACGAAAAAATCTGTTAACCACATTTTTTTGTTGATTTTATTTATTTCACCTAAACTACCCCAATGATTTGCCTTATAAAATAAGTTTTTAATATTTGCAAATGCACTATAATATAATTGCGTAGTCCATTTAAGTGTTAAATAAAATGGAACCAACCAAACATACATAACATCGAGTGTCCCTGACGCTTTTTTATCTCCGGATTTAGCTTCTCCATCACCACCTTTTTGAGCTCCTTTTTTTGCTGCACTTCTATTTGGTTTTGGTGGATATAAATATTCACTTAACCAAGGCCAAAATATTTTTCCATATTTATTTTTTTTTCCTGCTTTATATGCTTCATCCTTTACCATACCCAATTGCGGTGCTTTTGTAAATAAAAGTTTATTTGTTTCTATTGCACTACATTTAATATATTTACCTTTTTTTGGGTCATTTGCATTACTTTTTTCTAGCGGGGTTCCTTTTATTTTATACAAAAATGCTGAAAAGATAAATGCAACGATAGCTATGGCTAAACTACTAACTAATGGTTTTTTTAGAAATATATCTATAGTACTCATGTCTTGTACACATAATTTCTTTTCATTTATCCAAATATGCGGCGTTTCTTTATTTTCGCAGTCTTTTTTTGCTTTTTCTATATCTGTTATTATTTCATTTGACATATTAATATATATATAAATTATATTACATAAAAATATTATTTAAAAATACATTATAATGCTAAACATAAATGAAAATTGAATTACACCAAAGTTTAGATTTCAATAATGTTTTAATTCGTCCACAACGAACAACCATATCTTCGCGCTCAGAAGTTTCATTAGAGAGAGATTTTTATTTTAAGAAAGCGGGCATTAAATGGAAAGGTATTCCTATTATGGCTGCTAATATGGATACAACGGGCACATTTGAAGTTTCTAATGTTTTAAATAAATTTAATATGTTAACATGTTTACACAAATTTTATTCTGATAATGATTATGATGATTTTATTTATAAGAAAAAGAATTTATTAAGCAATGATGAGTATAATAAGTATATTAAAAATATTATTGTCTCGGTTGGTATAGGTGAACAAGATTTATCTAAATTAGATAATATTTTGCATAATCATTCTGATATACAGTGGATATGTATTGATGTTGCAAATGGTTATATGGAAAGATTAGTTGATGTTTGTAAAAGAGTAAGGAAAAAATATCCAAAAAAAATAATAATAGCTGGAAATGTAGCAACGGGTGAAATGACACAAGAATTGATTATTAATGGTGGTGTAGATATAGTAAAGGTTGGAATTGGCCCCGGTAGCGCATGCTTAACACGAATGAAAACGGGTGTGGGTATACCACAATTGAGTGCTATCATTGATTGTGCGGATGCGGCACACGGATGTGGCGGTTTTATTATAGGGGATGGTGGTATAACATGTCCGGGTGATATGGCAAAAGCATTTGGAGGTGGAGCTGATTTTACAATGTGTGGTGGTATATTTTCAGGACACGATGAAAATCCAGGTGATATTGTTGAGGAATATCATGGCAGTGTTTCTAAAAAGTTTAAGAAATTTTATGGAATGAGTAGTGAATTAGCGATGAAAAAACATTATGGAAAGATGGCGGAGTATAGAGCATCTGAAGGAAGGGTTGTAAAAGTTCCTTATAAGGGTTCTTTGGGAACCACCATTTTAGATTATTTAGGAGGTTTAAGGTCTACGTGTGCTTATATCAATGCATATAAAATAAAGCATTTACCTAAATGTTGTACATTTATTTTGGTATCTCAACAGTTGAATACACATTTCAGTAAATAAAAATATTCACTATAATTATATGGGAGCTTCTAGTAATATATTAAACGTTATTTTAATAGTTGTTATATTTTTCGTATTATCAAATATGTATGCTGATATTAAATCGTATTTTTACGGTAAAAATATGGGACCATTCAATAAGTTTTTTAATAATAATATATCGCTATAACATTTTAATGTGACGATATTATAAGTAATGGATGTTGTTATGATGGGTTTTAAATTAATAATATACACTGTAATATTATTTGTTTTTGTTTTTGTTTTGGGCAATATGTATATTGATTCAAGAAATATTTCTTTTGAAGTGAAAGGAAAAAAGAAAACAAAAGTGAAAAAAGTTAGGAAAAAAAATTGGTGGGGTGGATTAAAATCTTCAAAATGGTGGGAAAAGTTTAGAAAAAAAAATGAAGCTGTAAATAGAAAAATTTTAGAGGGGTTTGTCAATGTAACACAGAGGTCGTTTGATACGAATAAATTTCAGCAAATAATTTTACCTGATGTAGAGAATTATGATTTAGAAATTGCTATACCTGTAGATCAGCAAATATATCCAACAATTCAGGGAAATTGGGGATTTAATACCGATGAGAATGGAACTGGTTTTAGTGTAGGGGTTTATAGAGATGGATATACAGCCGATGGTTGTATATTAAAAGGTATAAGTGAAAAAAGGTATAAGTTTATGTTGGATAGAGGACCATATGTAATTAGATATGAGCTTAGAAAAAATAAACATTCTAATCAGGATATTAAGGTATTTGTGAATAATAAAGAAGTTATTAATGTGCAAAATGAGGGTGTTTCAAGCGGTAAGCTAAAATATATAGGAACAAATGAAACGCAACATAATACATTAACAGATTCAAATGCGAAAGGTAGACGCCCACTGGATTACTTAAAATTTATACCAAAATCGAATGAAATAAATGTGAATTAAAATATTTATAAAATATATATACAAATATGATTACATATATTTTATTATTTCTAGTTATACTTATAATTTTATGTTTGGCAATTAGTAATAAGAGAAAGACGAAAGAAGGATTTTTATATACATTTAGTTTGAGAAATCAGGAAAATGCCGGAGGGGCAAATTACAACCCTCCATATAGAAAACCGAATGATAATGACGTAAACTACAGGGGAACTATTAATGAAAGACCAGCAGGAAAATCGATATCGGGTGTTTATAAACTCGGTAGGTGTGAGGGAGATTGCGACGGTGATGGACAATGTGGTAGAGGATTACAGTGTAAGGAAAGAAATCGCAAAGAATCGGTACCAACTTGCGATAGCGGTGGAACGCATGGCTGGGATTATTGTTATCCTAAAAATACAAATAATTATTTAGATTCATTCAGAAATACTAATACAAAATATTTAAAATTATTTTCTATTAATAGAGCACCTACATCTTATATTGGAGCTAGGTATGGTTCTAGTGATCTAAACAGAGCTTTACGAGAAGGTGCCTATGGACTTATAAATCACATTAGTGGAGGCTGGCACGGTTTATTTGCTGGGGGGAGATCGGGGAAAGTAAATTATGAAATAGGTAAAAATAACATTACAGAAATAAAAGTAATAGGGCATATGCCAAATCTATCAGGCAGTACCACATTACACGAAATTTGGCAAACAACTATAAAAAATAATTACAGTAGTAAATTACACGGGGGAGATGTTTTAACAATTATTATAACAACAAATAGTGGTAATAGTGGTAATAATGATAAAATTGCACGTGTTAATTATCCCTGGAGAAATAAAACCCCTACAAGTTCTATTTACAGAGTGAAAGGAGGTGTAAGTCCAACTAGTTATAATTTTGTAAATGATGCGGAAGAATATAAACAAATAAAAGGTGGTGAAATAAAAGATGAGAATGGCGTAACCAAAATGAATATTAATAATCTTGAAAGAATATATCCCACAGATTGTGAAGGTAGGTTTGATCCATGCAACGATCAATGCAAAAAAACATATAGAATAACAAAGCAAAAAAATGGTGGGAATGATTGCAAAGATGGTGGAAATGTTATTAAAGATGGTTATGTGAAAGTTTGTAAGTCAAATGAAAACCTCAATGATGAATGTAAACCAATAGATTGTGTGGGAACTTGGAATCAGACGCCGGGTCAAAATGATCCATGCAAAATATCATTTGGAATACAACAACTAGCAAAATTTGAAGGAACGTGTGTAAACAAAGGAAAAGCAGAAACATTATTCCCGGGTCAAACACTACATGGACATACATGTCCAAAAATAGGAGAGTGTAAAATAACTACCAATGAAGATTACTGTGGTGCTGCACGTAATGGAGAACGATTAATATCATATTTACATACCGGTGGAAAACTTGAGGGTTGTAATACGAAAGATGAGTATGATGCTGGTAAATATTGTTATAAACAAAGTGATTTAAATACGATATTGAGTAGAAATGCAGCTTTGGATGGAGTTGAGGCTAATTTGGGTGAAGTAAATTGCTTCACAGATGGTAAAACATTTAATCCAAACACAGTCGGATGCGAAGGATTTGCAAATATTTTTAAAAGAAAAGGAAACTTATTGGAAGGATTTTCCAATGCTGATGCATTAAAAAAAAATGCAAACGATGCAAACACTGTTCCCTCAAAAGAATTTATCGATTATTTGATTGAAACTTTAAATTTGGCAAAAGAACGTTTAAATAGTCCAGAACAACGAAGGTTGGAAGCAGATACTTCAGAAGAAGCAAGGAGAAATGCAGATGAATGGAAAGCAAGTAAATATCAATCATACAAAAATTTACTCGGAAGATTTTATGATTTTACCCAAAATAAAAATAATAGGGTAAATACAGCGCTATTAAGAGATATTGTAGGTTTTGATATAGTGTATGAGAAAAAATTTAGTAATTTTTGTGATAACTTGGGATTTGAGTATGAAAAATATGTTGATATAGAGGCAAATAATGATAATAAGTGGCCTGCAATTAGAAAAGAAATAGATTTAACCGTATTGGCATTAAAAATATTTAAATGGAAGGTATCCAACGAATATATAAAATATTTCTTAAAAGCAGATAAAGAGATAAATGATGGAAAAGAATTCCGAGAAAACATTACTTCGCCTTCATTTTCTGATTTTGTTAATGAAAAAAATCAAACTTCTAGTTTAGATTTAACTGATTTAAAAGCAATTTGCTCCAATTTAGTTTCAAATGAAAAAAAATTTATTATGAAAAAATTGAATGAAGAATTGTTTGATACACATACAAATAATCCCGCGAATGATATTTCAAATTATGTTAAGGCTAAAGCTAAGAAAGCAAAAGAATCAAACACTAAACAATGTATTGAAATGAGTAATCAAAAACGAAATGAAAGATTATCATTTAATGGTTGTAGTCAAAAAAGTTTCTTTCAAAAAGAGATAGATTTTATATTCCAAGCACCCAAAAATGATTCACACTTAGTAAAAATATTACTAGATTATGGAGTATTTGTTTTTTCTAATAAAGATGAAAAGATTAATTTTACAACCAAATTAACAAAAAAAACATCTTTTGATGCAGATCATCAACAATTTGGTGGTACTGATTCATATATTAAAAATTTGAGTGATAATGTGAAAGCTGATAATGCTATAATTGTTGGATATAAGAGTAGAAGTATTAATAGTAATTCTGAATTAGATAAACCATATGAGCGACCTAGGTGGCCTCTTTGGGGTTTTAACGATATTGATTATAAAAAATTTACCAAGAGTACAGAAGGATTTACAACATTAACTAATAAACATAACAAGTTTGCGCAAAAAACAAGACGCGTCAAACATAATCCAATCAACGATGTTATATCTTTTTTCAAAAGAAATATATTTGGAAAAAGTGTTGCGGAAGGGTTTGACACTATGCCCGACGCAGCAGGTGTTAAAGTTGTCTGTCCTCCGCTAGCGCCTTCGTCTGATTCGTCTGCTTCGGCGGCGACAACGGAAATAGCTGTATCTAAAAAAGTATTAATAGATGTGGATGGTTCAAATAATTTATGGTATGTTCATGTTTTTAATAATGCATCGATGTCTGCGAATAGCCCCGACAAAAAATTCTTCAATAATTTGATGTCCAAAATAGAAAATGATTTTTATCCAAAATCCAACATATATGACTACGATAGTGGAGAGGAAAAAAAGAGTCGAAATAATGATTTTAAAAACGAATTGTTTGGTGTCCAGCCCAATCTCGTTAATCCAACTGTTGACAATTGGTCAAAAGCAATAGTTCATTTGTATATTAATGACGATGGGTATTCAGCTATAGTAGTTGATATTAAAAATGAAGATAATACTGTTCCTTTTCCAGAAGTAAATGACCGCGAAGTTATCAAAAAATTATTAGTTGATAAAACATTTTTGACAGACGATCACAATTACTATTTAAAAATAAATTCAGATGAGAATTATCATTATGATCCAGAAAACAGCACATTTACAGGTACAAGTAATTTCGGTACTATAAAGAAAAACAGAAGATTGTTAACAATACCAAGAGGATTATTACATGTTTCTTTTGATGATGTTAACAAATTATGCGGTGAACTTCCAGATGGGTTTGATCCGGTGGACACCGTAAAGAAACTTCAACAATGCAAAGGAGTTAAATTTGCTACAAACTGTAGATTGAATTACATAAAGCCAGATGACTCAAATAACTTGGGTGCTTTACCGAGATGTTTTGAAAGTGATGGAACGACCATGAATAGTTTGCTTACAGATTATGAGAAAAAATGCATCAATATTGCTGGGATGAAAGAAGACGGAGATACTGGAAAATGCATTACAAATACTGATTATCCAGGTACTGGCGGAAACGGGGCAAAAATGGAAGGTAGTGAACATTTGAGAAGTTGTTATTTATATAAAGATGGTCTTACGAAAAAATGCGATCCTGGGAAGAGAGATAGTGGTGATTGTTTATGCGATTTTTCGATAAAATCTAAAGATACAGCTAACGATGCAAATCCCTTTTCATTGACTTCAAATATAAAAGGAACACCAATTGTTAAAGATTCGTATTGTAAAGCTGTAGGTGATAAAGACTTATCTTGGGAACAATGTATGGAGTATGCAGGATGGGTATTGGGGGGGAAAGATAATGTTGATTCAGATAATTTTAAAAGTAATGGATTCTTTAATGACGGTCTTAGAATGGGATGTAATATTAAAAGTACTGAAGAAGGTAGTACCGGTACCAACACAGAATTTAATTATATAGACCCAACTAATAGATACGGAAAAACAACGAGAACAAGAAGATGGGGCGAAATTACAAACATTGATAAAGGTGAATTAGAAACATTGGAAAAATATCAAAATGATAAGTTTAGTTCAGTTTGCATGACAGATTATACAATAGAACAACGAGGTCAAGTAGCAAGTAAAATAGATAAGCAAGAAGTTGAAGTTGTAAAGGGTATAGAAATCCCTGGTTTAATAAGTAAAAATTTAACAACAGGAGAACCATTAATAACAGAATTAAATACATTGGATAGAGATATGGCAAAAACACAATGTGATTCAAAAACATCATGGGATGGTTGTTTTATGACGGGTTCAAAAGATTATTTAATAAAAGGGAACGATATGATAAAAGACAAGGGTTATCTTGAATATAATGTTTATGGTGAATATAAAGATGATACAGTTGAAGGATTTAGAAGTATGCGTGAAGGTATGGCAAATGATCTATCTAGTTGTAAAGTTCCAAATTGCGCACCTAGTAGATTTATGAACGGTAATTGTGATGATGATGTTAAAACAACGAAGGATGTAAATGGTATACAACGTTTTTTCAAATTGTGTCCACAAGAATGTCTTACACCAATAGACCCAAGATATAAAGATATGGGTTGGTCTAGAGGACAGTTGGACAGTGCGGGTAATCCAATTGTGTATGATCCAATGAAACATGGGTGTATTACAAATAAACAATGTCAAGATAACTGTGATAAAACTCAAGTTCAGGTAAAACATGTATATGATAATTTATGTAAAGACGATGAAGAATGTTCTCTTTCATTAATGAAAAGTCAATACGATGTAGAAACAGATGCAGCTGGGTCTCGTGGTAAAATTAAATACAACAATTCAATAAAGATAGGTATGGTTAGATTGACACGTGATATAAAAAGAAAGTATGGACCAAAACAGGGTGTTGCAACACAACCCGGAGAAGGAGGAAATAGAGAAGTAGCCATTTTCAAATATATTGAAGAGATGAAGAAACAGTCTGTCTTACAAATTGTTGGATTTTGTTTTAAAGAGAAGGATGAAGATGCAAATGATGTATTGATGGTAATTTATAAAAAGAAGAATGTTATGAGTAAAATAGAAATAAATCCAGTTGAAAAAGACTGGATAACATACATACATAAAAGAACATGGAAAGATTATTGGCATGACCCCAATAGACCTACATTACAATCATTAGACAGAGGTTTAACAGAAGAAGAAATGCAGCGCATACAAGGTGTAAATCTAGGTATTTCTTTAGATGCTTTTGATGCTATTCCATTATATTGGCAAAATGATAAAGATAGAGAAGTTAATTCGGCTGACTTATGTGAGTGGATTGACGGTAAAATTAAAGCGGGTGAATTAAAAGATAAGGATAAATGCGATACTAGATTTAAGTCGAGTTGGGATTCAAGAGCCCTAAGTATTGGTAAAACACCAACAAAAGGATTAAATTTTGAAGAATTTCAACAGGTATATAATTTAAAAGATTTTGCAGAGCAATCAAGCCCATATACAGATATGTCAAATTCAATGGATATTGGACAACCAGACCTTTCATTGGATGATTTCTACAAAAGAAACATACTAAAAAGTAAAGTAGAAAATAGATTGGGTGGTTCAGAAAATGCATATACTAAAACATATAAACCAATTAACCCTAATGCCAGACCAAGATTTTTTGATTCAACATGGAGTTTATTTCATTAATTTAAAATTTTAATAAGTATCAAATTTTAAATTATTACGTAGCATGCAATAATCCACACCGTCCGGATTGTATCATAAGAACATTATATCTTTCTTCAAAAATGGTTAAGTCATAAGTAAAATCATATAAATTTGCTACATTTTTTCTGAAAGAAATTGGATTACCACTAGAATCGCAAATAAATTCCTCAATCGAACCTTCTTCACTAAAATTAGGAACGATTGTTCCAAATTCAAAATCTATTGTTTTGAAACGATTTAAATTCATTGAACCACTAGGTTGATATTCTTTGCGATTATTATTTAATCCAAATGAATAACAATATAATCCATCTTTTGCATTTCCACTTGTTTTGTTATATTTTTCAACATAATTATACACACCCGAATCAAAAATATTTTCTCTGTATACACCACCCAATAAAATCCCCATGTTGGATAATATATGTTTTTGATTAATATTTGGATTATTTGTATTAGTATTCCCAGTTATAAAACAATTTTGCCATCCTTTTGGGTAATTCGCAGCACTAATACCATATTCGTTCATTTTTTCAATATCGAATTCTTCTAAGAATTTACCTGGTATACCATCATACAGTAAATTAGTATAATTTTGCCATTCATTCCTATTTTTAACATCACTCCTTCTCAATCGCCACATGTAATTAGCAACTAAATCTTTACTTTCAATATTAACAATATGTGTTCCTGCAATATTGAAATAATTATGCATATGTATTTGTTTGAAAAGAATTTTATGACTGTTTTGCGCCATAACGCGCTGTTCTTCTTTATCTAAAAATATATATGTAGAGATAATATGAATATCAGCATTCCAATCAAATAGTTGAATATTATAACCGTTTTGTTCACAATCTTCTGGTCTAGGACGACATGCTGTTTGGGTTGTTGGCGGTTGTAAGAAACGCCATAATTGATGTTCCGTTTCATTTGGATTTGGAGATACACGAGGACCTAGACCATGACTATATTGTACTTGTGTTGTATCGTTAATAACATACATATTTTTGATAGGCTCGAATGTTATACGAATGAAAACCTCTTGATATTGCAATGCAACTAAAGGAAGCGCTAATTTACTGGAATCACAAAAAAATGCATCCAATGGTATATACAATTTTCTTCCATGGATACTCGGCTCTACATCATTACCACTCGAATCACATTGAGCATGTGGATAAATATTTTCTCTTCCAATATCGTCTTCAGGTTGATTTAATTCTACTGTATTACCGACCATTTTATCCCACAAATTCTTTTTTTCTTTACTAAAATCTCTCTCTTTTAAACATGATAAATATTCACCAGAATACTTAGATAAACATACACCACCACTGTGTATTTCGATTTCTCTTATCATAAATGCACCCAACTCTTTTATCCATTTAAAATCATAAGGTAGTACAGAATTATTATCTCTTGAACGAATATCTCCTGATACATTACCAACACCATCGTCGTTATAAGGATAATCTATATATAATAAGGGACTCCATATGTCTGGCAATGTCACGCAAATAAATGACTCATATAATAAATCAGCATATCTCGGAACTTTAAAATCAAATACTGTTGGGTTGGACATATGTAGTCGCCTTTCACCCTCATAATCTAATCTAAACTTTTGCATGCCAAAATTCGTAAACTTATTGTATGTAGCTTTAAAAAAAGTTTTTTTTGGATTTCCATTTAATATAATATTTTCGTTGCCCGTGGCATTTAGGTTCATTAATCCACCTGTCATTTTAAATAATTATATTATAACATATTATTTTAAATATTTATTTAATTAAAATAATATCAATATATATTATTATGAGTAAAGTTTCAAATGCAACATCAGGAGTAGCTTCAGCAGCTTCCTCAGCAAAATCAGTAGCTGCGAATGGTATCAAAAATATGAAAAATGGTATGAAAACATTAATGACAGATGCTATGTCGGGAAATTGTTATTTAATAATTGTTTATCTTGTTTCTATAATATTTTTAATTATTTTTTCATATTCATTTTATTTACGAAGAGAATTTTCTAAAGCTGCGAGAACTAGAAAAAAAATGAGAGATATTTATGATATTGATACTGGTAAATTTTTACAATTAAAACCTTTAGAAGATGCTGATTATAATACTGAAGGAGATTATGGAGATGGAACATATTACGCTTTGATAGATTATTATATAAAGTCGAGTTATAATAGTTGTTGTACCGGTCCGGCTGTAAATGGTTGGGTTGATCCTGAAGCGTTAAAAACGGTTATTCGTAAAGGCGTGCGATTTTTGGATTTTGAAATATATTTGAAGAAAAATAAAGCAGTTGTAGCTGTTCAGAAAACGCCTTATCCGGAGACAAGTGAAATGGCTGGATGCACGAATTGTAAGTTTAAAGATAGTTTGAATGAACTAGATATTGTAGGTGTTTTAGATACTGTTAAACTTGAGGCTATTCAAAGTGCTGGGTGTCGAAATAACACGGATCCTTTAATTCTCAACTTTAGAATATTAAGTGAAAATGATGCTGTCTATGATATATTAGCCCATGCTATAAAAAAAACATTTAGACCGTACTTAATGCCGGCCAATTATGGATACTGTGGAAAAGTAGTAAAATCAGCTAAAAATGATAGGTCTGGTTTAACAGGAAATGGAAAAGATATTTTTTCAAATAATGTATTGTACAGTGATTTGAAGAATTTGAAACAAAAGGTTCTTATATTTGCTAGAGGTCCTCACAATGATCCCACATCTTATAGAAGAAATAGGAAATTTTATGAATTGATGAATGGCGGTGCTGAAGACGGTGTTGTCCTTTATAAGACAGATTATACTGTTAAGAATTCTACTAAATCGAGAACCATAGATGAACATAGGAATCGTTATTGTATAACAATACCTGATATAACAACTAATAACAATTCACAAGCACCACTTCACATGAATTATGGTTGTCAAGCAATAACAATGAATTTTGGTGCTGGTTTTAATGATACAAGTATGGAATATTATAAAAAGAAATTTTCAGATAGTCAAAAAGCATTTATATTAAAACCTAGAAATTTAAGAAGACGCAGAGTTTTCGCGGGAAAGCCTACTCCTCCAGATCCCAGATTGGACCCAATACAAAAAAGATGTATTATGGATGTTCCAGGATACGAAGGAACTATCGACATGGGAAATATACCCATGGGTGCAAGTTCATGCAACTAATATTATTGATAAAATATTTTATAAATAATATATATTATTATGATTAAATGTAAGAAAAATATGACATTTGAAGAATGTGAAATGGCTGTATTGCGTTCTTCTATCGATAAAATAGATAAAAAGAAAGGTGAAGAAATGATTGGCAATCCACAAGTTGTAAAAATTATAAATATAGTTGAAAAATTCATAAGAAAACATAAATTAGTTTGTTATGGTGGAACAGCTATAAATAATATATTACCCGAAGAAGACCAATTTTACAATAAAAATATAGAACTACCTGATTATGATTTTTTTTCAGCAACGCCACTCAAACATGCAAAAGAATTAGCAGATATTTATTACGATAATGGTTTTATTGAAGTGGAAGCAAAATCGGGTGTTCATTCTGGAACATTTAAAGTATTTGTGAATTACATCCCCGTTGCAGATATTACTTATTTAAACGAAGCGTTATTTAAATCTATAAAAAGTAAAGCTTTGAAAAGAAATAAAATTTTCTATGCTCCGCCAAATTTCTTAAGAATGTCTATGTATTTAGAGTTGAGTCGTCCCAATGGAAATATAACGAGATGGGAGAAAGTTTTAAAACGATTGAATTTGTTAAATAAACATTATCCTTTAAGTAAAAGTATTTGTAAAAATACTTCATTTGAAAAATTATTGCATTATGGGAATAAATCAAATCATAAAACACATATCAAAAAAGATGTTTATCATATTCTTTTGAATTTTTTTATAACACATAAATGCGTATTATTTGGTATGTATGCAGAGCATTTATATTACAATACTTATAAGAAACGAACGAAAACCATAAAAAAAATACCTGATTTTGATATTTTATATGAAGACCCAAATGAACTAAGTAATATGTTAAAAAAAAAACTTCTACAAAATGGTTATGAAAATATAGAAATTATTAAACATGAAGAGATAGATGATGTTATCCCGGAATATATAGATTTTAGATTAAACAATAAAACACTAGTATTTATTTTTAAACCCATTGCGTGTCATAGTTATAATGTTATTAACATAAAAGATAAAAAACTTAGAATAGCTTCTTTAGAAACAATGTTAAGTTTTTATTTAGCTTTTTTATTTTTAAAGAAATCAAAATATAAAATTAATAGATTGCTGTGTTCAAGCTATTATTTATATAAAATGATGCGAAGAAGAAAACCTGATATGGCGGGTATTTTTAAACGATTTAATATTAATTGTATAGGTAAACAGCTTACATTTGAAATGATGAGGGCTGAGAAAGCTGAAAAATATAATGAGCTAAGAAAGCGTAGAAACACGCCTGAATTTGAATGGTGGTTTCTGCGTTATATCCCACATATGAAAAATCAAGAACGAAAGTTAAAAAGAAGGACATTTAAAAAAAAAATAACCATTAAAAAGAAGAAAAGGAGAAGACAAACACGAAGAAAACGATAATATAATATAGTTATTGTATATAATGGGTGAATACACACACGAAAACTGTCCGGGTTATTCAAAATTATCAAATAGTCAAAAAGAATTAGTAAAACTCGGGTATAACTATCGCGGTTCCACCAAAGAGTCGGACATCCTTAAACAATTTATTAAATGTGAACGAGAGCATAAAAAATTACTATTGGATCACGAAGAATTATTACAAATGACTAAACATTTATTAAAAAATTGCAACAAAGAGGGAAAAGGAAAGAAAAAATTTAAAAGAACAAATAAAAAAAAAAAGAAAAAGGGAGGAAAGAGGAAAAAAACAAGACGAAAATAAAATATTATATAATTATATATGTCCAGCTTTACACTTGAAAAAAATGGAAAAACACACGTTTTTACTATAAATGAATTACATGATGCGATTGTAAAGGCACCTCCCAATAAAAGAAAAAAACATCCCGTTAAATTTAGAAATTTTACATTAACAGACAATGAAATTTATGAAATTGAACGTAAATATGCATTAGAACCACAGAGTAGGCATGAAGAAACACAACAAGAATTAATGGATATACAATTAGAATTGGGTCAATTAAGACGTAATAAAAGAGAAATTGAAACAAAAATTAAAAAATTATTAGTAAGACAAAACTATTTGGCTTCTGGGATGGGTAAAAAGAAAAAAAAAGGAAAAAGCAGAAAGAAAAAAGGAAAAAGTAGAAAGAATCGAAAGACAAAAGGCGGATTTTTTAATTTTTTTAAAAAAGGCTGTGATAAATATCATATTAGTGAAAGAATTGCCGATAAAAACGGATGCAAAAAAGATAAGAATTGCTATTATGAAGACCGCGGTTCTCAAGGAAGTTTTTGTTTTAAAAAGAAGGTAAAGAAAGGGAAAAAAAGTAGAAAGAAGGGAAAGAGAAAAGGTGGAAGAAGAACGCGGCGTAGAAGATACTAATTATTTGATAAAAAAAATAATAAAGATTATTTATTATTTTTAAAATAAAATGTCTGAGAGAAAAAGACCATCGTGGGATGATTATTTTAAGCAAATTGTATTGGAAACAAAGAAACGTTCTTCTTGCGAAAGATTACAAGTCGGGTGTTTACTTGTGAAAGATAATCGAATTATCAGCGCGGGTTATAATGGATTTTTACCTGGGTGTCCTCATAAGTCTATTGTAAGAAACAATCATGAGCAAGCAACCATCCATGCTGAGCAAAACGCACTTGCAGATTGTGCAAAACGCGGTGTGAGTTGTTTAAATGCCACAGCATACATAACACATTATCCATGTATTATATGTTGTCGTTTATTATTGGCTTCAGAAATTAAAGAAATTAAATACATAAATGATTATAAGAATGACGAATTAGTAGATGTTTTTTGTCGCCAATGTGATGTGAAAGTCACTAAATTATAATCTATAACTCACTTAAATACTTGATTGATTTCATTATTAAATAATAAAATCCACCAAATAATATGGTATTAAAGACCATTCCTTTAAGATTATAATTCCCACTTTTAAAGAAAAATAATGGGAAATTTTTTAACATTGAATTCTTAAATGTCGGTAGTTGGAAAATGAAAAACATGATCATTATAAGAAGGGGTGTTTGTATTTCATCATAGAATGTGTCCATTCTGTTCTTGTGTTGATTCTTTTTTTGATTTATAAGTGTTTCCATCGTTTCTTCATCTTGAATATAATTGGCTTTTTCAGGTGCGGGACTAGGAACAAAATTGGGTCTAGCTGAGTTGTCGTGCATAATCTGCTCAGTCATCATTGGGATATCTCTGCTTGGTAGGTTCGTAGAGCCAGTTTGTGATGCATCCTGTAAACCTTGGATTATTTTATTAATAGAATCTTTTGATAATTCTGCTAAATTTTGTTGAGATTTTTGCTTAATCTCGGCTTGTACTTCTTCTTTTGCAATCTTATATGAATCTTGTGGTTGTACAATATTACTTTGTTTATCATTAACTTCTAAAGACACTGAATTTGATTTTGTATTAAGTTCGTTTGGTAGTGAAGATATACTAGTGGACATATAAAATGTTAAAAGATTGGTTTAATTTTATTATTACGCAAATTCAACGATTTTTTTATTTGTTTTTTTGCAACTTGTTGCACTTTCATCGTATTTATAACATTTCCCGTCAAATTTAAAGGTTTTGTCTTTGATTTCTTTTAATTCGGGTGCTTTAAAAACCATGCAATTTCTCTCATTACAAACTTTTCTAAATAATGTTGCCAATCCTAAACCCAGAAGAATAGAAATAACAACTTTACCAAACTTACTATAGATTAAACGTCTAACAAACATAATATAATATAAGGTTATAAAATACTTTATTAAAATATTTTATAATTTATTGAACATTATAGGACTGGATATCATCTGGATTATTGGGACATTTTACTTCCCTTGCTTCAAAATTAAAGCAATTGTCGCTCTTATCTTTAAATACTAGCTCATCTACATTCTCTGGCGTAGGAAATACAAGAATGGTTCTAGTAGGTGGGTTAGTTATGTATGTTAAAAATAGTCCTATAGACAAACTTACTAAAAATATTGGAATATTTACGAATTTCATATATATAATAATAATGTTATTTATTTTTCAAAATAAGTTTTGAATAATGGTATGTATTTGAATAATGATTTTGAACAAGTTTTTTTAATATTTTCTCGCACAATATGGGGTAATTCATAAAATGTAAACATTGATTTATTTTTGTACTTTATTAATTTATAATGATTTCCAGTGTGGTTAACCATAATATAATACTTAGGGTTAAACTCACCTCTATTTTCTATCGGTTTTAATATAGTTGTTCCACACATAATTACATTGCTTTCACCCGCATTGTAATTTTCTTCGGAAATAACAATAACTTTAATATTAAATAAAAATTCCAACATACTTATAGCCAATTCATCTGCCCAGTAATTTGTTGTATTAATAACTTTCACATAATCTTCGAATGTTTTAACTGTTTTCATAAACTTTTTAGTTTTAAAAATATCATTTGAAAGATTAAATGCTTTTTTTAATCGTAATTTATTTTCTCCCAAGGTTAATAATTCTGCATTAAGTTTGTCGCGTTTTTTACCGATGGATGCTATTTTCTGTCGATTATCTTTTTCTAAAGAAGCTTCTTGCAATAATTTCTTTTTAATTTCATTTTTTTCTCTTAGTTTTGCAGACACTGCTTTATATTCTTTTTGATATTGTCGTAAAGCTTTATAAGTATCTACAAATACAGTTCTATTATATTTGAAATCTTCTGTGGATACTTTCTTTGACAAAAGATTTCTCAACGTAGAAACAGAAACAAGTACACCTAGCGTTTTAAACGCTTCTCTTAATGTGGCAAAAAAGCAATCACCATTAGCTTCAACATCTTCAATGCTAAAATGTTTATTGTTATAAAATCCTTGCACCCAATTTTCATCGCTACCACCTTTATAAGATTTCAAATCTTCCAAATATTTTTTAGACGATTCTACTAACATTGCTTCGTTTAATTCTTTTTCGCCATTTTCTTTAATTTTATTTATTTGAGGTATATTATTCACATTATCATATATACCAGTTTTTGATTCTCCACCATCACCTAATTGCGTTTTAGCAACACTTCCAATGGCGGCAGCTTTTGATTCAGCTGGTGCGTCTTTTTCCTTTGAATCTTTTTTACCAGATGGTTCTGATTTCTTAGGCTCCTTTTTTTTAGTTTTTGATTTTTGTAGTTGAAGTTTGTTAAATTCTTCTTCTTCTAAAATAAAACGTTTTAAAAATTGTTCACTTGAAACACGATTGACCAAATAATCAGAATCAACATAATTAAATAACAATGGACCTTCTAATAATGTTATATCTATTTCGCCATCTTTATCAATAATTGTAGATAGTTCTTGTTTATAAAATTCAAAATAACCTATTTTTTCAACTTCTTTCTTTTTAATGATCAAATATACTGGACAATAATAAATTAATTTTTCTACAAAAGTATCAATAACATCACCCAAACATATTGCTACATTTACACCAAATAAATCTACATCATATACCGAAACCATTGTTCCAACATCATTTCTAGCAACTTTTTTATTTTGTAAGTATTTCACTTCATCGTTCAATATAGATTGAAGCATTTATATATATTATACCAATTTAATTAAATACAACATATTTACACATTATTTCATCATTTTCGAGTTCATCAATGTAATACCACATTGTTTTTCTTCTATTTGTTATATATTCATTTTCAACATTGCATTCAAATTTAACAATTTCTTTAATTAGATGATGTTTTCTTTTTTTTCTTTTAGATATTCGATAATATTCAGCTATTTTCTCCAAATCTGTTTTTTTATAATTTTCATTGTAAAATATTTCTAAAGCTAACTTCATGTCTTCATTTTCTTTATTGTTTTTTTCTTCTATAGATACATCTACTAAATTCAAAATATCATCATAATCAAATTTTTCATTTTCAACTGATGAAACATCTTTTATATTGTATTCAATATTCATAATAAATAAATATATCAAATGATTTTTATATTTATTTAAAAAATAATTAATCTTCATCAAATTCATCAATATCTATATCCATTTCTTCAAATATATCTAACAACTTAAAAATTATTTTTTTACTTGTTTTCTTTTCATGAAGACACTTATAAATTTTAACCAAATTTTCTTGGATATAATCACCTACCTGTTCATTCATAATTTCAGAAGAAAGGTTAGTAATAATAATAACAATATTTTCAAAAATCTCTTCAATAATTTGTTTTTCTTGAATATGCTTTTGAAACAATGTGAATAGCTTTTCTACCAACAATTCAATATCGCTATTTCCTAAAATATCGTACTTATATAGTTGTGTATAGAATGATAACAAAGAACGTCTTTTTTCATTATCTTTATTAATTCTACAAAATTCATCATAATTATCTTCGTGACCAAATTCAAATGTATCAAAAATATTCAATAATTTTTTAAATTCTGAAACACAAATAGAATGCATTTTTGGAAATGTATTTATTAGTTTATTATACAATTTTGCATATAACTTTACCCAAAATTTATTAACACTACTTACTTCAAAAATAGACTTGCCAAAATCCATTAATACCATATCATTTTGTGTGTAAATAAAATGTTGTAAATTATCAATTATTTCTTGTGAAATTACGTCATAATTATTATTTGTCAACTTATTCAACAGCTCTCTAATTTTATCTTGATTTATTTCATTTTCATCAATTTTAACAGTAAAAGTTGTTTTTGTAAAATTAGAATTATTGTATTTTGGATCCATCTTTTTCTTTTTAAATACTGGTGTTTTCCTATATGTAGGTGCACCAACCTTTTTTGATATATTATTAATCATTTTGATACTAGTTTTATTTAACTCAGGTATATCAAATGTATTTTTAATTTGTTCAAAATCATCTAAATTATATTTTTTTATAGATACCCTATTCATAATAATAATAATAATAATATTAATGGTTTAAATCATTTTAAATAAAAATATGTTAATTTGAAAGCTTTAAATTAAACATACTTAAATACAAATAATTATTTTTATTATGATGAATCTAACAAAAGAAAATGAAAATACATTTAAAAGTGAGGGGAGGCATGAGATTACTTCTTGGGAAGATGAGAAGTTAAATTTGAAAGATGACCTTTTAAGGGGTATCTATGCTTATGGTTTTGAACAGCCTAGTTCTATTCAAAAGAAAGCGATTTATCCTTTTGTACACGGTAGAAAGGGTAAAAAGGTAGATATTATTGCACAAGCACAATCGGGAACTGGCAAAACTGGAACATTCGTTATTGGCTCTTTACAAGCTTTAAATGAAAAAGTAAGCGCTTCACAGGTTTTAATTCTTGCACCAACGCATGAGCTCGCTAGGCAAATTAAGTTTGTCGTAGACCAATTGGGAAATTATATGAAAATTAAGTCAACGCTTCTAGTTGGTGGTATTTCTATTGACCAAAACAAGAAAGATTTGAATGAAAATAAACCGCATGTTATTGTTGGAACGCCGGGTAGAGTTCAAGATATGATACGCAGAGATATTTTAGATACTAGTCAATTGAAGTTGTTAGTATTGGATGAAGCAGATGAGATGCTTTCGAGTGGTTTTAAGGAGCAGATGGGTAAAATTTTGAAGTTTATGCCAGAGACAATTCGGATTGGATTGTTTAGTGCAACACTTTCGGATGAACTTTTAGAAATTTCAAAAACATTTATGGAAAATCCTATTAAAATTTTAGTTAAGAATAATGAATTAACTTTACAAGGTATTGCACAATATTATGTAAATTTGAACGATGATAGTAGTAAGTATGAAACTTTAAAAGATATTTTCTCTAGTCTAACTATTTCGCAATCTATTATTTATTGCAATAGTACACGACGTGTAGATGATTTAGAAGAAGCTATGTTAGAAGACAATTTTCCCGTTAAAAAAATTCATGGTAAAATGACTAGCGAGGAAAGAAAGAAAACAAATAGAGACTTTAAATCGGGTAGTTGTAGAGTATTAATTACATCAGATTTGTTTGCCCGAGGCATTGATGTACAGCAAGTAAGTATGGTTATTAATTTTGATATTCCAAAAAGCGAATTTACATACCTTCATAGAATAGGCAGAAGTGGTCGATGGGGTAGAAAAGGAATTGCTATTAATTTCCAAACTAAATATGATGTCCATAAGTTGAAGCATTTCGAGGAATTTTATAATACACAAATCGAAGAAATGCCTGCAAATTATGCTGATCATTTAAATGTTTAATTTTGCGTTATTCATAAATTAATAATTTATATTTAAAATTCATTATAATATGAATTTTAAATTTCCCATAGAATATGTTAAAGAAAAAAATAAAATTTCAGATAGTTTAAAAGTAGATTTAGAATTATTAGAAACTACCGATACAAATAGTAAACCAATGTATGATATGTTATTGAATCCCAAAACAAAAGTAGGAAAAAGTCATTTGAAAAAGTGGTCAGAATATTATACGACTAATATAAAATACTTGAAAGAAACGCAAGATATTTTTAAACAAGTTTCAAAATTATCATTAAATGAAAAACTTATTGATGATACTTTTACATCTTGGACAGATATAAGAGACGACAACAATTTTATTAATAAATATCATTATATTGGGTGGGATAAAATTAAATGGTTGAATTATTCATTGATATTTATGCATATTCTTAGTATGTATAATTTATCTTCACCTGTTGTTAATTTATTGTCGCCTTTTGCCTTATTTTTAGTGCCTTATTTTTTGTTAAAAAGTATGCGAGTACCAATAACATGGGCAATGTATAAGAAAATTTTGATTAAACAATTAAAAAATCATGCATTAGGACAATTATTTACATCTTTTCATAAAGTTAAAATGAACCAAAAAGTATACATATTATTTTGTGCTGGAATGTATGTTTATAATTTTTATCAAAATATACTATCATGTTATAACTTTTATAAAAATACTTATTTCATAACACAGAAATTTGAATTATTAAGACAGTACTTGGCGTATACTATAAACAATATGAAAGTTTATGAAGAAATGATTAAAGATAAAGAACATTATTCTGGTATTTATAAAGATATTATGGAAAATAGAAAAAAACTTGAAGAATTCTTTAATATTATTAAAAATATTCCAAAAAAATGTTTGAACACTAAAAACTTATTTAAGATGGGCTCTATTATGCAAAATTTTTATAGAATCTATGATTCAGATGATCTAAACGAGATGTTGCAGTATTCATTCGGTTTTAATGGGTATATAGATAATTTAAAAGGTTTAGAACAAAATAAAAAAAAATTAAACTTTACACATTTTTCCGAGAAAAAGAAAACAAAATTAAAGATGAAGAGTGTTTTCCATCCATCTATTAAAAATCCTGTTAAAAATTCAATAAATTTAGATAAAAATAGAATAATAACAGGACCAAATGCAGCAGGTAAAACAACAATTTTAAAAGCAACAATATTAAATACAATATTTTCTCAACAAGTTGGTATGGGATTTTATAAAAAATGCGAGTTAACACCTTTCCATCATATCCATTGTTATATTAATATACCAGATACATGTGGTAGAGATAGTTTATTTCAGGCAGAAGCAAGACGTTGTAAAGATATTTTAGAAATAATAAATGAACATCCAAAAGAAAAACATTTTTGTGTATTTGATGAATTATATTCTGGAACAAATCCTTATGAGGCTATTAGTGCAGCATATGGTTATCTTAAGTATATTATTAAAAACAAAAATGTTAAGTTTTTATTAACGACGCATTTCATAAACTTATGTAAACTTTTAGAAAAAGAAGAAGAAGTAGAAAATAATTCGATGCATACAATTATTGAAAATGATATTCCAAAATATAAATATAAAATTATTAAAGGTATTTCTGATGTTAAAGGCGGTATAACAGTATTGAAAGAATTAGATTATCCAGAGGATATAATAGAAATATCTAGGGGGGTTATCAATAAATTAAATTAATTAGTTCGTTAAAATATTAAAAGAAAAATCTTAAAAATAAGTAATATGCTATTGAGATTATTATCAATTTGTTTAGCAACTGTATTATTAAGCAGTATTTTATTATTTATTTATTTTCGTACTAAGGTAGCAAAAGTAGAAGAGAAACTTGAAATTATGTTTAATTTAATTCAAAGTCATGCAGAACAAAAAGCAAATACCAATCCTCAAATATATCAATCCATGCATCAACAAGAGCAAATGAATCAGGAAGCAAACCGTGTAAACTTAATAGAAGTATCTGATAATGACGAAGAAGACGAAGAAGAAGATAGTGATAGCGAAGACAGTGAAACTGATAATGATGAAAATGGTAATTTAGTTATCGATGAAGAATTAATGAAAGAGGAAAATATTAAGAAAATCGAGTTAAAAGTTGAAAACAGCGATGTCTTGTTTAATCATTTAGAAGAAGAGTCTGAAGAAATTTTTGTACAAAAAGAAAATGAAAAAGATAGTGAGGATGAAGATGATGCAGAAGACGATGATGCAGAAGAAGATAAAGAACATCATGATGAAGATATAGCTGGTGATGATTTGGATTTATCTAAATTAAAAGTGGGTCAATTAAAAAAATTATGTTCTGAAAAAGGTATGTCTGGATATAAAAAATTAAGAAAACAAGAATTAATTAATTTATTACAGGAATGAATTACTCAAATATAAAATTATAAAATAATAATTTTATATTATAATAGTATAATGAGTTGGGGAACATGTTATTCAGGATCAAATAATATTCACACAAATAAACCACCTTTGATGAGCGATCGAAGAGTGTTTACATTAGTAAATCCTGCTTGTGATTTAAATGAACGCCTTCAAAAACAAACTGGTTCAAAAACAAACTACGATTACAGGCAAAATTTAATTCATAATGGTCGAACAATTATGGAAAATAATACTGTTAAGTCTTGTGATGAATCTTCTGAATGTGTAAAACGAAGCAATGAAATAAACAAAACAAATAAATATTTATTTAAAAGTATTGGAGACCCACACATTCCATACGGATATCAAGAGTCCGATTTAAAAAATCTATATGTTTCTAGAGCAAATCTTCAGAGTAAATTTGTTAGTCCAATTGTTACACAGGATGATTTACTAAGATTAGAAAGTTTGAAAATGTAGATATTTTAAGTATTTTAATAAAATATTTAAAATATTGACAAGATATAAATATAATGAAAATTTTAAGTTTCGATGTTGGCATTAAAAATTTAGCTTATTGTTATTTGGAATATGATGGCAAATCTATTGATATTATTGAATGGGATATTATCGATTTGTCTAGAGAAAAACATTGGGTATGTAAAAATAAAAAACGTGATAAAAAAATTTGTAATAAACAAGCAAAATTTTATAAAAATGATTGTTATTACTGCAAAACCCATGCAAAAAATGCTGAATTTTTAATACCAACTGAAGAAATAATAAAAATCGATAAAAAAATAAAGAAAGGAAAGATAAGTGAAAAAATGTTAAAAGATTTTATAATAAATAATGGTATTATTATGGACATAACACCAAAAACATTAAAGAAAAAATATTCAAAAATAGAACTAATATCTACAGTTCAAAAATATATTGAAACAAAATATCTTAATTATATTGAAAAGACAAATACAAATACTTTAAATATGATTGAATGTGGTAAACTTTTAAAAAAACATTTAGATAAACATTTTGGAGATAAAGAAATAGATAAAATTATTATCGAAAATCAAATAGGTCCCCTAGCATTAAGAATGAAAATGATGCAGGGTATGATTACACAACATTTCATAGAAAATGAAAAGATTGATATTGAATTTATAAATGCTTCAAATAAATTAAAAGATTTTTTAACAAAGAAAAAATCCACATATAGCGAAAGAAAAAAATTAGGTATTGCATCTACAAAAAAATACATAGAAGAACATATTAAATTAAATAAATGGCAAGACGTTTTTGTCAAACATTCTAAAAAAGATGATTTAGCGGATTCATTTTTGCAAGCATTGTGGTATACACGGCATGTTGTTTCTGTATAATTTAGATAAATATTTTAGATAAATATTTTAGATAAATATTTCAGATAAATAAAATATTTATTATGCGTCTTACTTAAAATTAAATGTTCTATATAAATCATAAGAATGGAAATGAATATTGAGGAAATCGATATTGAATCAAGTATGCCAAAATTGAATGTTATAGAAAAGGGTGATTCGGGATTAAGCAATAAAAAAAGTGTTAATTTTGGACCGGGTGCAGAAATGTTAATGAATCCAAATAAAGTTTCTCAATCGCCAAAAAATTCATCAAAAGGTTTATCTTTAGATAGTTTTTCTGATATTAACAACATAGATTTAGATTCCTCAAAACCATCATTAAAAGAGGCTAGAAATGGAATATTTTCTGGGATTAAACTACCCAATGATAAAAAAAACGAAAAAATTGATATTTCAATAAAGCTTGAGCCTGATAAAAAGGTTTCTTTCGGGGATGCAAACAAAAAAATTAAAACGGAATCAAAAGATGGCAATTTTAAGAAATTTAATGATATCCCTGTTAATCCAAATGTTGCAGCACCTGTTAAACAAAAGTTATCACCAAAAGAATTATTAAGAGAGAAATTCAAATATTTAAGATTGTTAGAAGGTATTGAGAAAAAGGGTGGAACTTTAAGTAAAAAATATTCAATGGATTCTTCTTTAGAAGAAATGAAAGGTGAATATGAAACATTAATGGCAGAGCGTGATAAATCAAATAGTGTGAAATTCCAGGGTAAAATGTTAATGGCTTGCGTTTCAGGATTAGAATTTTTAAACAATCGATTTGATCCATTTGATATTAAACTAGATGGATGGGCTGAATCAGTTAACGAGAATTTAGATGAGTATGATGATGTGTTTGGCGAGCTTCATGAAAAATACGGCTCCAAAGCAAAAATGGCACCTGAACTTAAACTTTTGTTTATGCTTGGTGGAAGTGCCGTTATGCTCCATATGACAAACACCATGTTTAAATCAGCAATGCCCGGTATGGACGATATCATGAGACAGAATCCAGACTTGATGAATCAGTTTACTCAAGCAGCAGCTAATTCAATGGGAGATAATAACCCCGGTTTAGGAAATTTTATGAATAGTATGATGGGTGGAATGGGGCCAACAAAAGAAGCAGGACCTACTTTTTCAATGGAGCCTCCAATGAGTGGTCCCCCCGGACCACCACCTAGTATGCGCAAATCACCTCCAAGAATGAATGCTAGACCAGATATCTCGATGGCACGTGGAAACGGTCGTGCGGTATTTAATGATGCGGAAAATATGGAGTCTAATTTTGCATCTGTGAATGAGAAAAGAAAAGAGATGAGAGGACCTAGTAGTGGTGGACAAGATTTACGTGATATCTTATCTGGGTTAAAAACGAAAAAAATTAATTTAAAAGAAAATAAATCACCCGGGTCCACTATTAGTGTAAATGAATTAGACGAAATGAATAAAGATGATTTAAAAAGACCAAAGAAAAGTCGTAGAAAACCTAAAAGTGAACGCAACACTGTATCCTTGAATTTATAAATTTATAAAATATATATAATATAAAATGGTATTAGGATTTATATTATATGAGACGTTTGATGTATTGTATCATGCGGGAAGCATGACATATAATGGAACATCATATTTATATAATTGGTATTATGGAATTAAAGATGAATCCACTTTAAAAGAGAATGAAGTTAAATTATTAAAAATGCGCATCGAAGATTTGGAAAGACGATTACTTACAGATAGGTCCAGCGAAAATCATAAAACAACAAAAGAGGGGAAAGAAAAACATAAGACAAACTAATAATTTATATGGAATAAATACCAAACAACTTATACAACGAAAGCAACAATCTTTTTTTTTTCGTTTTTTTACAATCTCCTTATTTTCTTTATATGTTACAAAAACATTATCATAAATATCTTCGGCAGCACCAGGAACATATCTAAAATATAATTCTTCGAATTCATTATCTAGAACCATTAAAAATTCCATAGCAAGCGAATTCAATATCATATTACGTATATCAATTTCAATAAATACAACCCAAATATTCGCACCATACACAAATAAATTAAATGCGAATTCTTGAAATGTATCTATAATAGATGTAAAACTATTTGCTCTATTCATTTTACTTAAGCCAATGCTATTTGTTAAACTATCCCATAAGAAAAAACTTCTAGCAAAATATATTAAACTAATACCACATATCATGAGTTTGTTTTCAATAGTATCATCGTTTGAACAATATTCACCATCGAATACATGAACCTCATGTGAAACAAGTGCTGAGAAAAGAAGCCATTGGCCTATAAAAATAAGAATGGGAAGAGCAAAAAATAGAGAAAATATATGTGAACAATATACTTTATTTGTTTTTTTGAGTTGTTCATTTAAATAACCTCGCTTCAAATGATATTTGAATAAACTGAACATACCAAATTTGGGGTCATTTAAAACAATTTCTTTCTTATCTTCGGGAGTTATATCTTTAAGTTTTTTCATAGATAATCTTCTCTTTGGTGATAAAGATGAAGGCCATATTTTTTGTGCATGTTCACCACCCAATAAAAGATGGTCTTGCATTTTTAATACAAAATTTTTTAGAACAAGAAAAATAGCATAACATAAATGACAACAAGTAAAATGGTTTATGTTTTCTGTATCTTTACTATGTTTTTCTATTAAAATTTTCAGTTTAGGACTACTGGTTTTTTTTTGAATTTCTTTTTGTTTGCATGCAAATTTGCTTGATTGTTTCTCATTTAGTTTTTTCAATTTTTCATATTTTTCTTGTAATTCTTTTGTTGGGAGAATAGGTTGGATAATAGGTTTTTCAATAGATTTCATAATAAATAACTTTTTTAAAACATATTTAAGTTATTTAAATATGTTATTATTCGATACTCGTGTCGTCAGTAGGTTGTTCACTTGTCTTTTCATTATAAATACCTAGCCTTTTTTTTATATCATTAATATCTTTACGTACATTTTCTTTTGACACTTCACAATCAAGATTACTTTTAAAATGATCAACGAAATCACTTATAGAATTTGTAAATTTCTTTTCTTTTGTTTCATCTTTTAAAATGGTTTCTTTTGATTTTTTATCTTTGATAGTTAAACCTATTTGCAATTTAATATCTATTTGATTATTTTTGAAATTAATTTTTATATTATTATCGAAATAATCATCAATATCAGTACTTTTAGTTTCTGAATTTTTATTAAATACAGAATTTATGTTAGTTAAAATGAAGATTTTATCCGAGGTAGGATTAACTAATTGTTTTTTATTATTAAGTGAAATAAGTTCTTTTTTTTCTTCATTTTTTTCTTCCATGTCCTTTTTAACCAAATCTTTATTTGCATATTTTAAATAAACTTTTACTGGAGTAAATTCGTCATCTATTTTAAAAAACTTATTTACTTTGAGCTTAATTTCATCTAATATAAAATTTTTATATGTATAAGGTTTAATTTGTATACCCATTTTTATATCTATTAAGTTTTTAATAACAATTTTCATAATTTTTGTATCGAGTTCATCTTCTTTTTCCTTAAAAATTCTCTCATAATTTAATTTAAAAAACTCTTTAACTTTAACAAAGTTTTCTTTACATTTTTTAATATATCCAATCATTGCATCAATATTCTCTTTATCTTTCGATGTATCCATTTCTTGAAAATCATTTATAAAATTTATTATTTTTTTTGCTTTTCGTTGCAAATTATCGTAAATGAAAATGTATAATATAAGTTCTTCATTTTCTTTTAATTTATTATTAGGATTATCAACATTGCCCAAACTAAATTTGTGATTAAAAATCTTATCAAAATAATCCATTATTCTATCAATTACTTTTTTGTCTTTACTATTGAACCCTCCTTCAGGATTATATTTTTTTATAAAACCAACAAGTCTTTTCATTTTCCCTGCAAATTCTTTTTCAGTTCTGTATACTACTTTTCCTGATTTTATAATTTTGTCTTTATCAATTTTGCTTGTTATATCTTTGATATTTCTAAAAACATTTTCAACAAATTCTTTAAATTCTAATGGTGCATTTAAATTTTTTTTGTTGTATCTTTTATTTAAAAGTTTATTTAAATCTTCTTTAGCATTTGCAATAATATCATTTGGTAAACAAATTGCATCTCCATTATTAGCTGAATACACCAATTTCATGTGTTTATAAGGTACATTATCAATGAAAACAATTTTTTTATTTGTTTTTACATTAGCACCATTTATATTTAAATGATAAAAGGGTAATTTATCAACTGGCTCTATGAATTTTATTAAAAAATATGGTCTTGTTTTACTTTTATCTATTTCTTTAGAATCTGTTCCTTTCATAATGTATCTTATGACTACAGCTTCTCTATTATGGTTTGAATGTGATGGGTTATCATATAAAATAACATCATTTTTATCAATAAATGGATACATTTCATTATTACTATTATAAATGTAGTATTTTTTTCCACATACTGTCTCACATTTATATTTTATTTTGATAGCAAAATCTGTCTCATTTGTACCACATGTTTTTTTTTTAATTTTTAATTTTTTTTCTTCTATTTCTTGTTTTTCTTTTTTTTCTCGTTCTTTTTTTATTTTATCCTTTAAAAGTTCTTTTTCAATTTCATCCAACATTTTTTGTTTTTTTTCTTTTTCTTTAAGTAGTTCTTCATCTGTTTTGCTGCTCATAATATATTTATCATAGATTTAAAAACAAATAAGAATATCTTATTCATTTTTAATTACATTGAAAAATTTTCTATTTGCTTCAACATATATTTACGTTGATTCTTTTTTTTTGCTTTCATAATAATTTCCATAGCTTTATTAATTTCTTCTTCACTTATTTCCCCATCACCATCTAAATCTAATAATTCTTCAAATTCTCTATGTTTATGAGGTATAATGCAAAATTTACTTTTTTCGTTAAATAGATAATCTATAAAAACATTAAATATAGCTGTGACTGCTAAAGCAATTAATATATCTCTAGTTCCCAGCCAACAAACAGCAAAAATCATCAAATGTCTACCTAAAGATTTTTTTAGATACTTTTCCTGCGATTTGGATACTTCTATTTTTACAAATCTAGATCCTATATTAAGTAATATCATAACAACACCAGCAAATAATTTGCTATTATTTATTTTATTTAATGCCAAATGAAAATTATTCGGGAACATTACTTAATATATGTAAATAAAAAATTTAATTTAGGTCTTTAGTGGATGAAATAGTATTTTTTTCTGAAGATGTCTTCATAAAACGGTCTAAATCTGTAATACTAAAACCTAAATAATTTTGCAATTTTCCATTAATTTCTTTCAATTTGTTAATAGATACAAATCCTTCTTTTCCATCAAATTTTTCTTTGCAATCTTCATCGCCTTCTTCGCATTCATTAGCACTTTCTTTAAATCCTTCACTTTGTGAATCAGCAACACTTGATGATTTTTGACTTAATTTTTTCAAACGCCCCTGCATTAAACCAGCACCTTCTCTGAAGCCTTCTTTCTTACTTTGCAATAACACAATAATAATACCAGCAAATATAATAGCACAAGCCATATCACAACCTAAAGCAAAATAGGTGAGAAGAGCTATTAATACAACTTTACCAACAGCTTGATTTGAAAAATCTTTAAGAGGTTGGGGTGTATGGTACATTAATAAAATTAAAAAAACACCTAAAACTAAACTAAGATTTTGTTTTTTGAATTTCATCATTCTATATAAATTACTATATATATTTTTCAAGTTATTATAAATAAATTTTTATCTCTTTTTTTTATAAGAATGTCATCATTGGGATATAGTGAAATAGACACACAAGATAATTTAGAAAATAAATATAATAACAGGCTTCAAACTAAAGAAGGAATATTAAAAAAGAAAAAAACATATAAAAAAAAGAGACAACCAATAAGAAATAAGAATAAGATAACAGGTGAAAAAGTTGAAAGTTTCCTAAACTTAATGAAAGATGTTGGAAATAATGATTCTTCAGATGGCTCAGGTTTAGCAGATTTTAATCCTCCTCCAAAACCTGTATTAACAAAACAACCAGATGAAGTCGTAGAAGATGATTCAATCAACCAAAATGATTTTAATAGTTTGGACGATTATGCTGCAAATGAAAAATATTATAACCAATATATCCCCTATTACACAGAAGCTCAAAACCAACCTAAAATGTTAGATAATAAAGATAAATTATTTGAAAAACTAAATTATGTTATTCATCTTTTAGAAGAAGAGAAAGATTCAAAAACAAATAATGTCACAGAAGAATTAGTTTTATATATGTTTTTAGGCGTTTTTGTCATATTTATTGTAGATTCATTTGCTAGAGTAAGTAAATATACACGCTAAAGAAATGCAAATATATCTTTACTTTCCTTTGGAAGGTAAGCAAAATTATAAAAATACAATGAATTAATGAATTCTTTCTTTGGTTTATACTTTTCTAATAATAATTTAATAATTTTATTATTATTTGATATATTTTCAATAAACAACAATTTAGTTTGCAAATCTTTAGAAACAAGATTTAATGAAATTAAGAAACCTAAACTAAATACTCTATTATCTATTTCTTCATTTACATAACTGGAAACAAATTCCAAACTTTTGTTATTATTATAACTGGTATAAGGGTTTCTAAAAACATAAAACCCTTTAAAATGTTCATTTACCATAATTGCGGTTATAATAACATGACCCTTTTCTATTAAATAAAAAATATGACCAAGATTTAGAGATATGAAACATTTAAAGTGTTTCTTACTTTCAGAAAATATTTGATAAAATTTATTCATATTTGTTTTAGAAATAAATACAATATTGATATTTGGGAAATTAAAATTTAATGTTAATTTCCAGTTGTCATGTTGAAATAAATAATTTTTATAAACAGTCAGAGGCACAATCATATTTGTATTACTTTCACGTTTAAAAAGAGAAACAATATTATTTGATTTATTTCGTGTATGACAATAGTGTGTATAAATTTGTTTGCCAGCATAATTTTTTTTGCGATGTTTAGTATGAACACACAGAAAATCAACATAATTAATAATCATCTTATTGCCGTCTAAATAACATTCCAATGGTTTAGAAGCCATACATGAGAGAATGTTATTTTTATAAATTTTCAATGAAATAAATGATTTATCATTATGGTGTTTGAAATTATCCATAATAGCATTCTCAGATGGATTGTAAAATTCATTACGATTAGGTAAAAAATGGTCTCTAATGAAATGTACCAATAGGTCCTTTTTTTCAGTTGGAATATTACTGGCATTGAAAAATTGAATATCGAAATCATAAAATTTGTTTTTTTCTGGGAGTGTTTCTTGTATAATTCCGGGTGGAAACATCCAATAATGTAATTTATGATAATGAAATACTGGTTGTCTAGACCAAAAAGGATATTTTAATTTGAAAAATGCCATCGATAAGAATAATATTATAGAAATAATAACAAGAGTATTTAGCATAATTTAAGCCTTGATTATAAATATAAATTTTATACTTATAATCTTTAAGATTTTTCAAGCACATAAAGATATTGATAATCGTATTTGCATGCATCCATATTAACTTTACCTTTCAAAATGAAACCAACTGATTTTGCCAAACCAAGAATATTCTTTTGTGTATCCATAAATAATGTATGTTTGTTTTGTCTTACATTTCCACTCGCATCATCTTTAAATGTTTCATCAAAAATAGCTTGATTTTTATGTTTCTGTAGTTTAAAGTCAGCTTTATATTGGAAATTTTTAAACTTAACTAAAGAATTTGTTATTCGTTTTTGAGCATATTTTTGTGGAGACACCCCTATTAATACATCAGCTGCATTTACAATAGGATTAAATTTATCTCTATTAACAAGATGCAAAGTTAATGTACCTCTCTGTTTTAGCCAATCATAACAATTCTTAAAGAATGTCATCTTATCTTCAATATAATAAATAGTGAAATATGTACATAGAATATGTGTAAAAGAATTTGGTGGATGGGACAATGAGTCTAATGCATTTGCTTCCATAAAATTACATTCCGGGTGTTTTTCACTAGCTTTTTCAATCATTGCTTTTGATTTATCAACACCTTTAATTTTATAACCTTTTTTTACAAATTTTTTAACTAAATTACCAGTTCCACAACCTATATCTAAAATGTTACTATTTTTCTTATCCGGTTTTGTAGTATGACATATCTCATTAAATTCAAATTTTAATTTATTGATATCTCTTGATAAATCATCATAGTAATCAACATAGAATTCATCATATAATTCATCATTTTCCTTAACAACATATTTTTGCATTTGTGCGAATCCTTCACGTTTTGGATTATTCAAATTATATTTTTTAACAAATAAAAGTAAAAGTGCACCCATAACAAATAGTTTTAACCATATGGAAGATTTATCATATTTTTTTGAAAATTTTTTATAATTTTTCTTTAAAAGTTTTGGTAATTTTTTAAAAAATTTTAGTATTTTTTTTGAATTAAATAACATTTATATGTATTATTATATTATTTTTTTTTTTAGATTTTTTATATAAAATGTCTCAATATCAAATTAATGATAAAAGAAGTATTAAAGATTTTAAAAATATTACATTTTCAAAATTTAAGAAAAGTGAAGTTAAAAAAGAGTTATTAAAATGTTTATCTGCAGGTAATATTGAACAGTCTTGTTATTGGTCTGCTGAATTTATTTGTTCTGGGAACTTATTATATTTATGGGATGCAATATTCTATTTTATAAGTAAAAATATACATGTTGGAAATCCTAAATTGCCAATTTATATTGATTCAAGGCTCGATATGTTTAAGAATATTATTAATAAAGGATATTCTGATGACATATTGAAAATAAGAAACAACATAGAAATAAGAAAATTATTTATTGAAGTTATTGGTGTTATTTGTTGTTCTAGAAAAAAAAATTCTTATGACATACCAAAAATTGAAGAAAGTGCATTTAATATGATTGAAATTACTCATAAATTAACAGCTAAACATAAAAAAGCTGGATATAAAATATTTAGAAATGAAGACCCTAGAGAAATATTCATAGCTATAAATGAATTGGCATGGAATATAAAAAAGAAAGATCAACAAAGAGCAGTATATTGGTTAGAATGGATATTAGAATATGAGAAAAGATGTAAAAAGAAGAAAATAATAAAAAAATGTGCTACAAGAGAAATGCCTGTAGAAGATAAATATAAAAAAGATTTGATTTGGATTATTTGGGATGTTATTTTAAGTGAAACATCTCAAAATAATAAAGGTATATTAAAAATAAATAAAGCATTATTAAATTTATTTTGTTTGAAGTATAAAGATAGTTATAAAAATAAAAGAAAATTGTTAATGTATTATGCAATATCATTATTAACTGAAAGTTATGACACAAAAACTCCTCTAATTAACGATGTTAAATTAATAGAAAATATAAAAGAAAATCATAAAGAAATATATAAACAAATTAAACAAAATGAAATAACACCTTCTACAAATTATTTATTTAATAATGTAAGTGAAAAAAATCTAGAAAATACTATTAGTAAATTAGATAAAATGAATTCATTAAGTTTTATTCCAAGAAATTAAACTTTAGGAAAATAATAATATTTACATTATGTATAAATGCCAAGACCTCGATACTACTTAGCTAAATCTGCCGATACAGGTAAATGCGGAAATAAAGCAGGATTGCCTTCTACTGTAGGTGTATCGCTAGCACAGAGAAGAGTTTTCAAATCTGGCGGTGATAATAAGAAATGCTGCAAAACTGATGCACCAGACGGATGCAAAGGACCAGCTGACAGAACCCGTCAGTAATTAAACATTATCTATTTTTTCATCAAATTCTTTTAATTTAATAATTTGATGTATTTGTTCCTTTTGTTTTTGCTTTACTTCGCGTGTTTCATCCAGAACAAATTTTCTAACAATTTTCAACATAATTCTACTAATAGTATTATTTACTATTTGGAACATCTTTATAATACCACCTGTTATTCCAATTATTCCAAATAAATCTAAAGTTGTATCTGTTCTAAGAAGCCATATTTCCGATAATACCCCCATTAAAATAGAATTTGTTATAATTAAAACGCATTCTAATATGTATTTAAATCTATTCTTAATTTTTTGAGCAACATCATAATTTGGTAATTTTTTTACATCAATGAATAAATCCTCATAATATAGAGGTTTAGAAGCTGTATAATAAACAATTTTTGGTATATTCCAAAATATAATAAGTGAAACGAAACCAATAATTAAAGGAAAATAAATATAATTTTGATATTCTTCGAAAAATAACAAACTTATAAGACCCGTGAATGGTATAAAATACCTTTTAATTTTTATTTCTGAACATTGTTTTTTACTACAACATATCATAATTATAATAATTTTTATTTATTATTTAAATAACTTTATTAAGTGTTGAGAGAACAATTTTAAAATATAAATAATAATATATGAATTTAGAAGAAACACTGCATGACTTATTGAATAATGTAAATATTAAGATGGTTTCATCGAATGATCCATTTGAACAGGAATTATTAAAATCATTTGGTAAATTTAAAGAAAATTTTTCTAATTCTATTAAAAAGACAATGGATTCCAATCAACCAACATTTACGCAAGTGAGAAATGATATTCCATCAATATCACCTATTGATACAAAATTAGAAATGCAACCACCAAAAAAAAAATTTACACCATGGTTCATATTTAAAATTGTTTTAGGTATTACTATTTTTGGATTATTAGCATTAAATATTTTTACTTATTTTAAAACGGGAACAGATGCATTTACACATTTTATAGGAAACACATTAAACAAAGGAAAAAATAAATTAACTGGTTTCTTTAAGAAAAAAAATAATAGTGAAAAAAAATTATCTACCGATGATGTTTTAAGTTCGATTGATAAAAGTGCGAAACAATTTTCAGAAAATGAAATTATGGGACAGAGTGATTTGAAAAATGTTGTTGAAAAAGACCCAGTTAAAAATAATGAAAAAGAAGATAAAGCAGATGAAAATTATTTTGAAAAAGAAGGGGAAAATAATAAAGGAAATGAAGAAGAAAATGAAGAAGGAAATGAACAAGAAAATGAACAAGAAAATGAACAAGAAAATGAAGAAGGAAAAAAATTAATTCAAGAAGAAAAAGAAACAGATCCAAAAAAAGAGTATAAAGTTGGTAAAAACTATGAAGCAAGCAGTGTTCTTGATTTAAAACTAGCAAAAACTCCCGGATATTGTTATGTTGGAACAGATAGAAATGTTAGAACATGTGTGAAAGTAGGTGTAGGAGATAAATGTGCATCTGGTAAAGTATTTCCTACAATGGATTTATGTGTAAATCCAAATCTTAAAGAATAAATTAAATATTTTAAATGTTTGTAAATATTTAATTTGGGAAAAACCATCGCATTGAAAGATATGGTGGGAAAGGAGAAGCAACGCCTCCGGAAGACATATTGGGACCTTTTTGCACCAAACGTTGAATTTCCATACTTGTCAGTGCCTTATTGAAATATCTTAATGATGAATACTCACCGCTAAATCCATTATCATTGCATATATTAATCGGGTTAATATTTTGTTTTACAACGTGCTTTAATTCATGTCGCACAACAATAGTTCCATTAATGTAAATATCCAAATGTCTATTTTCTAATCTAATAACAACAGATATCCATTTCTTAACAGGTATATCGGGTACTTCTACAACTTCATTTCCACCCTCCTGACTAAAAGTATCCATAACAATATAAAATTTATTAACAGTTCCATCTAAATATAAACCGGGACAATTTTCTATTTTCATACCTGAAACCAGCTCTGAAGTAGGTGGTAATGAGCCAACTGTTTTCCGGACCCCCTTATTGAAAAGATGTTTTATAGAACCACCATTATAACTTGTAAAATTATCATCGTTCAAATAAACCCACATAGAATATGTAAATTCCATACCCATATCTTGGTTTCTTGATTTTAAAATTGGTTTAGCTAATTTACCATCTGTTGGATTTGTAGAAACTAATTCTTCACGATTACCGGGATGTCTACCCTTCTTAATAACAGGGTTTTCACTTGGTCCAAATAATTTATGTAAAAGAGTTACGCATATTCTCATTAAAAATATAAAAACGATTAAAACTAATAATATAAATACAACCTTTGCTACTAAAGTATTTGAATTTAAAAATTGTTTCGACCCATCAACTACTTTATTATTTCCAAACTGCTTAAATACTCCATCGTCATTTGGTTGCATAAGACTTTTAGCTGCATCTGTCGCATCTGATATTGGATTCATATTTTCCATAGTATCTATATATTATATATAATTAAAATATTTAGATATTAAATTAAATTGTTAAAGCACCTTCTTCTTTATTATCAACGTAATATGCGAATTTAAGTTTATATTTGCCGAGCAAGTTTCCGAACATACTCTTAGAAGGACCTTCTTTATATAATTCATAAATCTCTCTTGGATTCAATGTCTTTGAATAATTTTTAACCTTTGCAATATATCCTTTAAACCCTCCATCTGGACATATAACAATATCTTCATCTCCATTAACTTTTGGTGAACCACGTAGTAAGAATGTTTTTACCAATTTACCATCTAGATAAATATCTAAAGATTGGTTATTTGTTGTTAATGCTATATGTGTCCATTTTTGCAATGGAACATTTTTGACAGATGTTGATGGTGTTTCTGAACTTCCGGTGGCATTATGAGTTGCTAAAGTAATATCTAAATCATTTACATTCTGTTTTAAAGCAATCTTAGGACAACTACTATCGCCATTACCTCTTCTTAAAAGAACTTTTTCTTTCGTTGTATCCCAACTTGATACGTATATCCACATGGAATATGTAAAATATGTGGAATCTTTATTACCTTTAATATCTTTAGCTTTCACAATCTTTTGTTGCGTTCCATCGCCACTATCTAAAAGATTTGAACTAGTGGGATCTCTAAAAAGCCATTTATACAATAAATATACTAAAATAACAATTACTACATACATTAAAACTTTTTTGATATCCATAATATAATATTAACTTAGAAATTATCTATATAAAAACTTCTAAATCGTCGGGGGATTTTTATTTTTGAAAGTATTGTAATTTGCCATGATTTTTGATTTTGGTATATAATTAGGATAATATACAATATTGCAAATACCACCACCAATACCATTTCTTCCATTGTGTTCTGAATCACCAACTGTTAAACGATTCATTAATTTAAATGATACTACACGTTTTACACTTGCTACTAATTCACCATTTAAGAATACATCAACCGTTCCACCAACATAATTTACAACGAGGTTGTGCCATCGTTGAAGCTTAAATTTTTCCCGTGTATAAATAACAATATTTTCATTTTTACCATCTTCTAAATACGCCTTCAATTCACGAATTTCTTTTCTTTCTTTCATAATTTTTTTTTCCAATAATAGTATTTTTTCTGTATCAATACTATTTTTATTAATTCCCGGTATCTCTTGAAGCTCCGCTTTCTTTTTAACTTCCATTACTTCTTTCTGAAAGTTTTCTATTTTTAATTCTTTCTTTTTAATATTTGCTAAAGTCTCACTAATCATACCACCCGTTATACTCGAGCCTGTAATTATACGTTTAGATTTAATGATAAGTTTGTTTTTATTTCCTACATAATAAATACTTGGTTCTCCATTATAACTTAATATCTTCGTTTCTTTACTATAACCGGGGGCATAATTTGGAGCTTGTGAATGTACAAAGAACCAACAAGACATGGAATAATTATATTTTAATTGTTCTACTTGTGTTTTGTTAATGTTTTCAATGGGTATAAATTTTTTATATCTAAAGTATACTGGTTTATTCAAAACAACAGTTCCTTTTTGTACAGCACCACCCGCGCGTTTTTTGACTTCTTTTAATCTTTCAATTTTTTCATCAATTTCAGCTATAACTGTATTAAAAATGAGTATGTTTTTAGCATTCATTTGTATATGTTTTAACATTATTCCTAAAGTTTTTCTACATTTATCTACTTGCTTTCTACTCATTAAAGCATCGCATTCTTCAACATTCTTATATCCATAGCTATAAAGCAAATCTTTTAATTTTAATTCGTTGAATTTTTTGTCTAATTGTTCTTTCTTTATTTTTGTCCAAGCATAATCATTTAACCCCGGTGTCGCAAAAGTTGGCTCACCGAGTGGATTTATTTTTTTGGCTGCTGATATAATGGTATCTTTCTTACTTACTATAAATCTCTTAACCGTGCCAAATACATCAGTACTTTCTCGTGTAATTTCTTCTTCAAACATACCAGACTCTTCATCCTTCTTAACTTTTACTGTTGTTATTTCATTGGAAGTATTTAAGTCTATTCGTGTTAGAGTATCTTTTTTGGGATTAAATTTTTTAATTCTTTGAATAGCTCGTTTTAATTTTTCTTTCTTTATTTTTAATGAATTTATTTCCATTTCAACTTTATTTTTCTTACCCTTTTCATTCGAGATGTAAACATATAATGTATTTCTAACTGCTGGGATTAATATTAAGCTTAATATGATTGCAACTTCAATAGCAAAAACAATAAAAACAATTCGTGGACTAGTTTTGAATTCATAATAAATGTAATTGACCATATCTACAAACAAACATGGTATGACAAATAGAGCATGATAAATAAATTTAATATAAGGGTTATTTTTAATATATTTGGCAATTTTATCTTTAAAAATGACTGATAAAGCTGCTAATATGACAACAGCACTTAAAACAATCAATAGTATAGATATAAATTTAGATCCAGTATCAGATGTTGCTGCATAAAATAATAATGCTGCAAATAACAATAAAGCCAAACCAGTGAAAATAATTGAATAAGTATAATAACCAGTTTTATCTAAAAATACATCTTTTAATTTTTCAGGTGGTGCATTTTTAACATCTTGATTAAATTGGTTCACTAGTAATGATGTAAAAATAACAAAACCAATAAATAAAGCAAAACCACCAATTAACGTAGAATTGCGTTTAACTGCGCCCCTACTATCTAGATTTGGTTTCTTTCGGCTAACATTTTCTTTAATTCTATGCCAATTAACTGGAGCTAAGAAATTCATAATTCTATTAGCACCTAATTCTTCCTTTTGCATGGGAGGAATTAATGTTCCTCCACCTCGCTGTGTATCAATAATATCAACTTGATTAACTATTAAAGTTGGCATATATGTTGGTTTACTTTTTGTATCACCATTTATAGGATATCCACCCATTTGAATAATTTCATTGTTTGCCTCATCTATAACACCCTGAAAATTATTAATCATATCTGCAAATACAGCATTTGCATCTACAACAGAAGGATCATTTGTAATTTCATTCATTTTTGCAGCTAATTGTGGATAACCAGCTGCCATATCTGCAGCTCCACCTTGCTCTGGAACAAATGATTTTAGTGTTCCAATTACTTTTATATTTTCACCACCTAGCTCTTCTAATTTACCATTAATTATGGGTTGAACTTTTACTTCTGCTCCACCATCTAATGGATTTTCAACAAATATCAAAGAGCCTGGCTCATATACATCGCTTTCTTTTAAAGGATATATTGCTTTATTATCTCTGTAAATAACATATTCAAGTTTTACTACATTTCCTGATAAATCTGTAAAATTTAAAACATTATTTTCCATTGTTTGCTCTATATCTTGAACAACGTCCTCTAATTTTTTACATTTATTTTCCACTATATCAAAAATTTCTCCATTTGGACATTCTATATCTTTACAATTTTCTAATAATGGAAAGGGAGTATTTTCTGGTAGTTCTTTTCCAATGGGACATGTTTCGCAAGTTCTAGAAAATGTATTAAAAAACTTATTTGTTCCGCAATTAAATGGAATGCAAAAAGCTTCACCATCAATTTCTTTCATTATTTCACTACCATCTTTTTTACATTTAGCTTCTGTTTGAATATAATATTGTCCTACTGTTGACATTTGTGATTTTTTGTTATCTATTTTCATGTTTTTGATTCTAAATTCTTTATCAACCTCTCCGCACCATTTAATATTATTTAATGAAACGCCTCCATTTTTAACCTTTTTAGCAAATTTACCATTAATGTATATGGAAACATCGTATTTATTTTCTAGATTTTTTCGTATCTCATAAGAAATTTTAAATCCTGGTAAATAAATATTAGGTCCAAATCTTTCTACATCATATAAATGTAAATCAACTTGGTGTGTTTTTCCATGAACATCTTTAAACACATAATTATTTAATGGGTCTGATTTATCTGCACCATTGCCTTTAATACCCAATGTAAAATCTGTATGTTCACCATTTGTTGCCAAACTGTAAACACCTTTCTTATACCCTTTCCTACCCCATTTTCTTAATTTAACACCCGTTTTTTTAGGAAGAATAATATGCGCATCCCAATTATGAATATCTACCTCTGGATCTCTGGTATTTCTATCTATAAATTTTAATGAACTTGTTATAAAATCCACAGAAGTATTTGTATTATAAACATTAAATGCATTATGGTCATATACATCCTCACCAGTATTTATATATACTTCGTCGTTTTTTCGAATACTATTTCTACCAACACTTGAATCTATTTCAAATTTTGATGAAGCTGCTTCAACTAATCCACCATCTTTAATTTCATCATCCGTCCACTTTAATTTTATATTGGACACTTTATTTTTTAATCCTGGGTCTATAATATTATCTTTTATTTGAAGATGATTAAATTTTTTAATAACTTGTCCATTCACCTTAACATCATATAAAAGGTAATATTGTATTCCTGCTTGTAATTTACTCAAATCCTCAACTTTTACATATTTTGTAGATACTTTACCATCGGGAATTAGTCTTTCTTTTGAAAACCATAATTGTTGTTTCTGTTCTTCACCTTCTAATTTATCTTTTAAATAAACATAGTGAATTTTACCACGAGATTTTCCCGCACTTCCAAATGATATTAAAGCACCATTTTTCTTTATTTTATATCTATCTTTTTTTATAAACCTTGAAGCTTTTTTTATTCCCGAACTCACATTAGAATACATCAAAGATTTAATATAATCATAATTGTAAACGACTATCATTGTTAAAATGAATAACCCACCCGTAAATACAAGTGCACTATCTAAACGCACATGTTTCCATGTTTTTTTTTCCTCTTGTATAATAGTATTTTCATCAGGCCAAAACTTATCTGTCATTTTAATTATAAATTTACTAATAGCGTCCTTAATGCCAAAAATCTTCTTTATATTTTTCTCTATTAAATTAGCTATTCCACCACCATTTACTATATATTTATATATTCTTACACCAAACATACTCCCCATCAATAAAAGAAAAATAGTTATGGGTAAATAAACTAGTAGAGGTAATACAATTTTTGCTATCTTAACTGAGGTATCTGTTTCTTCATTTCCTGACATAGTGTTTAATATATATTTAAAACATATATTAAATTTAATGAAATTATAATCTATTTAAAAGTGTTTTTTGTCCGTGGCAATTTCTACATAAAGCTTCTAAATTAGAAACGTGATTACTACCACCGTGTTGTAATTCTACTTTATGGTCTACTTCAAAACTTGCATTCAATACTTTTTGACAAGATCCGCATTTCCAATTTTGACTTGCAGCAACATATTTTTTTTTACTCTCACTAACACTACGCTTATTTGTATTTCCTGAATTTAACATTCGCTTCATTTGTGGTGTATAATGTTGTGTTAAATGCGGTATAACGCCAGGTGTTGATTGTATATTACTGAAATTTTTAGTCATCTTCGTAAAATCTAATATAGGCGTTAACATATCTTTCGAATTTTTATCTACTGGCAAATGACGAATCAAACTATTTGCATGCAAAAACATACTTTTTGATTCACTTGGATGTTTCTTTAAAAACATATACATGGATAAACCTATAAATCCATACATAGCCATTTTATAATATTTTTTTTTATTCATCAGATATGCCGTATACTTACCATCATGATAAGTATTCATTATAAAAAATATAGTTATGAATATTACCCATAATCCTATTCTCATATACATAAATCACATTAAAAAAAATAAATGCTTAAATTATTCAATTAAACATAAAGAGAAATAGTGTTTATTTAATTTTAATTTTTTTGTTCTCCTTTTGGAGCCTTTTTTTAAGTGTTTTCTTGTTTTCACACATTTCTTTTTATTTAAAAATTTTCGTATTTTTCTTTCTCTTTTTTCTTGTGGCCATTTCTCGATTCTTTTAAATTTTTCTAATGACATTTTATCTAATTCTTTAATTATTTTATTATAATCGCATAATTCTCTCATAGTCATTTTATGAAAAGGTTTTGGTGGTTTATATAAAAATGATTTAAACTTTTGATATTGCATTTTAGATAATAAACAAATTATTTAAAGAATTTATACACAATAACCTTATATATGGAAAACTTATGTCATTATGGCTTCAAAAATATTCAAAATTATAAATTAATAACACAGAAAAGACTCCAAAAAGAAGTGAGTGTTTTGCACAAAATAACTGAAGGGAGTTTTCACTTTTTAAATGGTTATGATAAAATCCGTAAAAAAATTACTAAAAAAGATATTTTTGAAAATGTTATAGAGTTGTATATTTCAGATGAAAACAAACTCATTATTCAAATCTTTTTTCGTAATAAATATGTTGTTCCCATGGTGATACATTTTCCTAAAGAATATCCATTTCGTCCTCCAAAGGTAAATATCATGGATAAAAGATACCAAGATATATTATCTAATTTTCAAGCAACTGGGTTATATAAAGGAGACCAATGTTTATGTTGCAGTACTTTATGTTGTAAGCATAATTGGGGACCACAAAAAGATATGTTTGATTTAATAATAGAAATATATGAAAATTTAAATATGATGTATGGACCGATTGATGAATGCTTATACAAAAAAATTCTTGAAAAACATTTGGGTTATTTAATTGATTAAGAACGTTTATAAAAGTAAATAGAGCTTGAAAGGAGAAAAACAATAGTTCCCGAATACATTATATTTTTTTTATTTTTAATGCTTTCTTTATTAATCAGCTCTCTTGGTTTATAATGTTGATAATATTCTTCTAAACTTTCATAAAAAGAAACATTTCTTATTTCTAGTTTTTCATTTATTTTGTTAAACAAGAAATGCACCCATTTCATAAAAGATGTTCTTGAGTTTAAATAAGGTGAAACGGGAAAATCATCGAGTAATTTTGAAAGAGATTTGCCCAATGGCTCATCTGGAAAAAATACTGGTAAATTCTGAATAAAATTATAATATTTTCTTATTGTTACTTCGTTTGGGTTCAATGGATAATTTAATGACATTGTTTGTAAAGTAAATTTAAGATGCGGTAGCCATATCTCATGCCTTAATTTCATTATATAGATAAAAATATTAAAAGATTAAACATTAAACATATTATATATGAAAAAATATTATCAAACATTTTGTAATAATTGCGGTAAATCTGGTCATACATTCCAAAATTGTAAAAAGCCTATTATAAGTACAGGAATAATTAATTTTAAAAAAGATGGTGATAAAATAAAATTTTTAATGATTTGTAGAAAAGATACTTTGGGATATGTTGATTTTTTAAGAGGTAAATATAGTTTAAATAATAAATCACAGTTATTAAATTTATTTAATGAAATGACTATTTACGAGAAAGCAAAAATATTGAATAATAGTTTTAATGAATTATGGTGTGAACTTTGGGGTAATTTTGTTGGAAACCAATATAAAGGTGAGGAAAAAAATTCGTGCGACAAATTTAATAAGTTGAAAAATAATGATTTAATGGATGTAAATTTAGAAAGTTTAGTAAAAGAAAGTAATACACGTTGGGAGACACCCGAATGGGGATTTCCAAAAGGAAGACGCAATAGCGGCGAAAATGATATAAACTGTGCAAAAAGAGAATATATCGAAGAAACAGGTCATTCAAAAAATTCATTTGAAATAATACAAAACATATTACCATTTGAAGAAATTTTTACTGGATCTAATTATAAGTCATATAAACATAAGTATTATCTAGCTGTTTTAAAGAAGGTTGTTAGTGATGATTTTTTTCAAAAAAGTGAAGTTAGTGATATGAAGTGGTTAACTTTAGAAGAATGTGTAAAGGTTATAAGACCATATAGTCTTGAAAAAATAGAAATTATTAATAAAATACACAAAATATTAAATAAATATAGTTTATTAATATAATATATCAAGAAATATGATTACTATGAAAGGAGGATATAAATCATCAGCTAATTTTCATAATATGTTAAATGCTGGAATTATTGATGCTGGAGATACTTTATTTTTTAAAATAAAAAATGTTGATAACGAAAAAATGAAAATACCTTTAAAATTATACCCGGAAGGTGTTATTGAGTATAGTGGTAATTTTTTTGTAGACAATGAGGGTTTATTTATTTTAAATATTGTTGATGATAAATTATCATTACCCGAGTATTTAAAAGCATTGGATGAAAACAGTTCTGTTTTAAAGAAAACAATTAAAATGTTTAGCGTATTAAAAGAAAAAGAAAGAATTAAATATAAATTTTCAGACCGTAAATCAGCACATAAATTTATATATGATAAAAAAACTAAAAAAAGTTTATTTATACTTGGTAAAAAGAACATAACAAAAATTAAAGAAAATAATTCAGAAGCAACGAGTTCTATAAGAGTATGGTTAAAAGATGGTAAGGAAGTTAAAGGTTTGGGAACAAACACAAAGGGTGGTGTAAGTTCATTGCGTTATTATTTATCTGAAAATAAAATCTATTTTAAAGCTTGTTCAAAATGGTCAATAAAGAATATATTAACATTTATTGAAGATTTTAATAATAATAAAATTAGACGTTATAAAGGTACGAAAATAAATAAAGATATTGTGGAAGGAGAATCAAAGAAGCAGCCAGAGCCTAAGAAACCGCCAGAGCCTGAGAAACCGCCAGAGCCTGAGAAACCGCCAGAGCCTGAGAAGCAGCCAGAGCCTGAGAAGCAGCCAGAAACAAATACAGCAACAGAAATATCATTAGAAGATTATATCAATATTTCCAATAAGGTTAAAAATGCAAATATAGAGGAATATAAGAAAACAAGAAAAAATGTTGAAAAATTACAAAAAAATAAAAATGATGTCAATTATACTTATTTAACAGGAACCGGTAAAAGGGCATTTTTAAGATATAAAAAATTCAACAATAAATATTATCTAGCATTACCAGAAAAATGGAAAGGAAAATCACTAGCATTTGAATTATTTAAAACAAAGTTTTTAAAAAAAATGGATACCGAAACGAAACCATCTATTATAACTCCTGTAAAAGAATCAAAAAAACCACCAACACCCGCAGCAAAACCACCAACACCCGCAGCAAAACCACCAACACCCGCAGTCAAACCTCCAACACCCGCAGTCAAAACGCCAACACCTGTAGTCAAACCACCAACACCTGTAGTCAAACCACAAACACCTGTAGTCAAACCACCAACACCCGCAGCAAAACCACC